GTAATTGTACTTGAGAGTACGCCTGTTCCAACTTCAGTATAATTCTGAATTGCCGTTGTCAGTGTTGAATAAGTAAATCCTGCCATATTATGCCGTTAGAGTTGCTGGACCAGCCGAACAATTCTCTCCCCCTCCTGATACTCCTCCACTTGTAGCAGTATCTGTATTGACAGTAAAGTAATAGTAGTCATCCGTCAGTGTTACATCACCACTAGAGTCTCGTTTGCCTACGGTGATCGAGTAGCCAGAAGAATATGCAATATTCGATCCTGTAATACCATCAAAATTGTTTGGATCATTAAATGATGCAGAAGTAGAAGGTGCTCCTCTAAATCTAACTGTATCACTTGTCGATCTGCCACGACCTTTTTCAGATACATTTATAATTCCAGATGATGCTGAAATAGTAGAAAAAGGATCTGGTCCTAAAATTGCAATGACTTCATTTTCAGTTCTATCCGGTCTTGCATTTAATAAACCTCTTTCTCCCCCTGCATATCCTCTTGGTTCTAATTGAGGATGTTTAGCTTCAAATTCTGATTTATGTACAAACATACCATTCCATTCAGTAACCATTTCATTGTACGGAAATTCCATTCCTGATCTATCCGATATTGCTTTTGCGTATTTTGCCATTATGTTCCTGGGTAATAAACTTTCGGTGTTATGTGAACACTAGTAGAAGAGCCGTCTTCTAATAATGCTCTAGCTAACTCATCTTCATAATATAATTTCATTTGTTGAGCTGCCTGTGGGTTAAATTTTTGTGCTAAATAAAATGCTAAACCAGATGCCATACAAGGTACAAATCTGTATGGAACATCAGATGCATCAGTATATGTTGCATCTGCATCTTGAATTCTTTTTACAAAGAAAATGTGAATTTCTTTTGATGCATTAGATGAATCAGGTGTCGGGTAAAGAGTAACCGTTGTTTTATCAACAAGTCTTTGGACAAAATATCTAGAAGGTGTTCCTTTTGATAATTTATTAGCTAAACTTGAAAAGGTTGCTCGATCTGTTTTTGTAAGTGCGGAATCAGCTTGATCTGTGTCTCCTCTATCGGATCTAAGAGTAGCTTCTAAAACATCAGCTAAACCATAAGTAGATGTTCCAGTTGTTCCACCTGCTGTAGTAGAACTTGTTCCATCACCAGTTGCTCTATAAAAAGTATATTCTGCTTGACCTTCAATAAGATCAATATTGGTATCGCCTATTTCCCAGTAGTGCAAACCTCTATTGCCCCATTCTTGAAACATCACATTTAAAGAACGTCTCGCCGTTTTTAGTTGATATCCAGAAGTTACTTGTGAACCTATACGTTCGTATGCTTCTGCTATAATTTCGTCTACTGCAAAAGTTTTATCAAAAGTAACTGTGCCTGAAGTTGTATTGGCCATAAGTTACCTCCTAGTACGATTTACTTAATTCTAGAATAATCGTGTAAGCATCATTAGCGGTATGATGCAAAGTTGTTAAATCAATATCCCCATTAATGCCACCACCTGCATTATTTTTAATTCCACCAAAAGATCTAAAATCAAAATGTCCATTAGTAGGTTCTAGAGTTATTCCAGCGCCTAAAATTAATGCTTTAACATTAGATGAAGCATTCCATTCTAAATCGACTCTCATTCCCGAAATTGCATACCATACTTGTGTAATATGAACTCTTGCACATTCGGCTCCGGTATGTGAATTCGCGGTTAAAGCTGAGACATCTACTTTTGCGACAGATGCTTCACCTGAACCATCTGATATATTTGTAAACTTCATTACCGCGGTTCTATCACCATCTGATAATGTTTGACTTGTTACTGCGTCTGCCATTTTTTCCTCCTGTTAGAGAGAGGGAGCCGAAGCTCCCGCTCTAATTAAAGTTTATTTATTACGCGTCGTAGCCGTAAAATTTAAGTATAAATTTTCCAGCGTCATATACACCATCTGTTCCACCACCTGAACCAACTAGATATAAATATCCGTTAGCAGGAGGTACAGTTGTAAAGCCTTTTGGTGCTAATATACCAGTCCAATCAACTGCTGTATTTAAAACCGCAGTTTCTACCAAAGCAGTAATTGCTGCATCTTCAGTACCAGTAGCTACAGTCGCTGTATATAAATCAATGTCTGGTTCACCAGTAGTTGGTGTTTCTAAACATTGCATATAACCAGATAAAATAGTACCGTTTATAGCTGCTGTAATCTGTCCATAGTGACAATTAGCAGTTGCTTCTTTACCGATAATATCGGCTGCAGCACTTGAACTTAAACCTGTTAGATCTAAAGCAATAGTTGTTTCAAATATATTACCAACAAGTACTACTGAATGTTTTACAATTGCTGCTGTTACTGCAGATATACCAGTTCCAACAGTCATTAAAGCTGTTGTTGCTAGACCTGTTGCTCCTTTAGCAGTTAAAGCACCTGATGAACCAACTGTAAAATAGTCAGTATAAGCACCAGTGGTTGAACTTTTAGTAGAAACCTTAAGACCGGATTCCGCTCTTACTGTTCCCTGAAAGGTTGTGTTTGCCATAATATTCCTCCTAGAATATTTAAATGTAGTCCCTAGGGGATGTCGACTATACGCGTCTACATTTAATTTTTTTTAAAATTTGTATAGTGGCAAATTTATATGTTATTTTTTGATTGAGTGCAAGAGATCCCTGCATAAAAGTACGTTTTCAGCGATGTGGCGTTTATCTAAGTTGCCACAGAAACTTGGGCAGCTGAATCACTGATTTTGTTTTCTCTATCAGCAATTTTGAACTCTTCAGCTTTGATCTGAGTAATGATACTTTTAATCTTCTCATCAATTTCGACCATATTAAGAGTATATTTTCCGTGTTGATTATACTCATACTGCCACCCTAACTCCAAGGACCGTTTTTGTTTGTACAGGTCTTCGGTCATTACTAACCTCCTCATAGGTTATTCTACGGATGTCTCGAAACATTCCCGTTGATTCCCACTTTATACTCTTTTCTCCTAATTTGTCAAGGATAGCTTGTTCAACAGATTCACGATTATCCTCCGCTAAAACTTCAAATTTAGCGTGATAATCATAAGCCCATATTTTTACTAGGAGTTTTTTAAGCATTTCTTACCTTATTTGTGAAATGTGGCGGAACTGTGTTCCGCCACAAATTTATTTTGGATTACGCACCCTCTACACCGAAGATACCTCTATAGTCGGATACTCCAAACGAGTATCTTTCTCTAGCTTTGTATCTAACGTTGCCAGTATCGAAATCACCTTCCATAGCAGTTTTTAAAGCTGCTCTTTGGAACATTTTCATACCGTTAGGGACATCAGTAATGATGTACCAACTATCTGTATCAGTTAAGAAATTGTTCACTCTATAACCTTGAGGAACCATTCCCATTGATGCTACAGCGTTGATATCATTATCTGCTGTTCCAGTTCTGCCAGGAGATTTCATCAATCTCTCAACGTTGAACTGATTAGCTGAAGGAACAATTGCTTTTATTCCTCTTGCTGCGACTCTTATTCCACGTTCATCCGTCATGCCAGCAATGTCAATCAATGCTTGCTCTAAAGATGTTTCGTTTAAGTCTGCTTGCGTTGTTAAAGTATTTTTAACTACTGTTCCACTAACCGTTGGGTGATTAGTTGTGAACAAAGATACAGCATCACCAGAATCAAAATTATCCGTTGAAGGAAGACCTTGAATCAAAGGTGTTACTGCTTTTACTTGTTTCGCATTAGACATAGATCTTGCTAAAGCTTTTGTATATCTAGACGCAAGTCTGTCATACAAATTGTCCTCAATAGCTTCTTCAGTTATTGAGAATGCTAAAGCAATAGTGTCGTGTGTGTAACGTGCAGTGTAAGTTTCTTGTGCTTCATCGTAAGAAATACCAGATCCTTCCACTTTAACGTTTGCGTTTGCAAAACCACTTAACATTACTTCCTCTTCGAAAGCTCTGTCAGATGATTCTGTTGTATAAATTTCAGCGTGCTGATTTTCATACTGTTTGTACTCCAGGCCGAATAGTGCATTCAAACCTGGTTCTAGTTCTTTCACTAGCTGTGCTCGTGATATAGCCATGTTATTATGCTCCTATTATGTTCCAGTTCCGACAAATTCGGACAAGTTCTGAACAACTTCTAGAGAACAAAAAGATGCTGTAAGGTCGTTGTTTTCAACTTCCTCAGCACTTCTTAATAATCTCCAAGAGTGTGTTGTTGCATTCGTTGCCGCGATGTCAAGTGTTGCTGTTGATTTACCTGTTGTCGTGTTTCCGCCTGTATTTGCATACACGGAGAAAGTTTCCATAAATAGCACGTGAGCTGCAGGAACTGAAGTGTCCACTGCTGCATCTGATGCTATTGTATATTTTTGGAAAGGAT